GTTTCATCATCGACTTCAGGCGAAGCATCTTCTGCTTTTGCAGGTCTACGATCAGCTTCAGGTGTGTCATCAACTACTTCTACCTCAAGACCTTCTGGAATTTTATTGTCAATTTCTACTGACTTACCAAAAAATTTGTCTTCTGTAGTTTGTTGTTTTGTTTCTTGAACAACTGGTTCTTCATTTATAATTTCTGTTTTACTCATGCTCTCACCACTCCTGTAGGATCACTAACAACTGCTTCGACAGTATCGTCATTTATTAACCGAAACTCTTGTCCATACATTTTCATGCGAGTGCCTGAATAAGCTCTAAATACAACCCAATCTCCTTTTTTACACCAAGGACCATTTGGGAATCTATTACTATCTTGATAACACTCTGTACCTAGTTTTAAAACATAACCGCAAATATTACTGACTTCTTCATCTTTTACAGTTGAAGTTGCTTTGATGATGCCACCTTCAGTTTTTGTATCTGTTTTAGGCATAGCTATTAAAATCTTCCAGCCTTTAGGTTGAGGCAGTTGATTTTTAGCTTCATCGGTTAATTTAGGTATTTTTACGTTATCAATCTTATGTTTAGTAATGATTTTTGTATCCATATATATTTGCACGACTTTAGGAGTCGAGTTCCTATTTTTCCAAGTTCCTTTGAACAAAATCCAAAAGTTCTCGTTCTGCGAGGGCTAATCCCTCTATAATACCAGCCATTTTTTGATACTCGGAGAAGTCTTTACAAGCTCCTGTACTCATATGGTCAGCGTGATCGTTCATAAAAGTCCGAAGCTTTATTTTCATATGCTCGGATAATGATAGTTCTGTGCTAGCAATGTTCATACATATTACTTTATGATTGCATTATTATTTCTTTTAACTATCTTCAAGCAAATCTTTAGCCAAGTCAACTCCTTTTAAAAAGTCATCTGTCGCTTTTTGATTATCTAACTGGTCTGCTTTTAATAATTCACTAGCAGCTTTAGAACCTATTTGCGCTCCAGCTATTTGTGTTTGAGATTTAATTCTTTCTCTTTCTATTGCATCTCTGTTAGCAGCTTTAGCAGCATCAAGTTGTAAACGCTTCTCACCTTCTTCTGCTCTACGCAATGCTTCTTGTTCTTTAATAGCTACTTCTTTTTCTTTAGCTTGTATTAGTGGGTCTTTTTGCATTTCTTGTACACGAAGTTTCTCTGCTCTTTGTTGAGAAGTACCTAGAACTCTTTGTGCTGCTTCTGCAACCAAGCTAGAAATTCGTTTTTCCATATCAGCAGGTAGCGGTTCACCAAGAGGCGGTAACTCAACACCAAGTTCTTTTTCAATGTCTTCTCTGTATTTCATTGTTAGATGTTCATTTACATAAGCAGATGCTGCTGCAAGAATACCTGCTGCGTTTGGACTTTTTTCTACTGTTTGCATTATTTCTTGGTTTTGCTGTACTGAAGCAATCACTTCAATGTGAGCATCGTGATCTTGATTAATAAATGCTTTAACAGGTTTGCCATTAATAAGATTTTGAACGGCTGATACTGGATCAACTGGTTTAATGTCGTTTTCGTCAGGAACTATTTCATCTACATCATTAATGCCTAACACTCCCAGCATTTGTCTATGTAGCTCTGGTAAGTTATACATATTAGGTGCTGTTTGTGACAATTGCATAGCAGCCTGATATTGCATAATTCTTTGAGCCATAGTTGCTGCATTAGGATCAGATACAGGCAGTACATCTATTTTTTTATCAAAGTCTTCTGCTTTAATAAATTCTTCTTCGTCTGTTTCATAAGGATAGGCTGGCTCTGTAAAGTCTCTAACAATGCCAACTAAAATATCAAATTCTTTTTTCATTGCTGCATGAAGCCTAGCTTGTACGGCACTCATTACTTTTTGATTTCTTTCCATTAAAGCAAGAGTTGTACCTACAGGTGCTTGGCTATTCATATCAGATATTTTCATATCCGAAATGCTTGCAAAGCGTCTGCCTTCTTCTACAATATTTTGAAGCAACTGATACAAAGTTGCAGATGGTTCTTTGTAGGGTAAGAAAGCAATGTTGTCTCTTATAGCTCCACCTGGTACATCAACATCTCTAAATTCACCAGGCATAATAGGTGTATCATCACCTTTAATTCTAAGTCCTCTGGCTTTTAGTCCACCAGGTAAGTTAGATAAAGTGCCTGCATCTACAAGTTGTCTGAGGATTGATGTTGCTGATTTAGCTAATCCACCTACCATATGTATTAAACCAAACCCATAAAACCCTAGACCTGGTAAGTATTGATAGTGAACGAAGTGCATTCTTCGTAATTTTTTAGGATCATCTTCAAAGTAGTTTCTACGAACACTAAGAATTTTGCCACTGGGAAAATCTATTGTTACTACATAAGGTATAGCAACCCCTGTTTCTTCTCCAGATTCATCGGTTTCTTCATAACCTTTTAGGTCTAAATCTACCTGCATTTCTAAAATAGTATGCGTGTTGTCATAATTATAAGTAGATGATTCACCAGTAATTTCATCATACTTTTTGTCTATATCGTTGTAACTTCTTGAGCTATCAGGTAATTCTATGTCTTTATAGAATCCATTGACTTGCATTTTCCTAATAGAGTTAGAAGACTTACGCATAACATGGGTAGCTCTCTCACAAGTTTCTAGGTCACTTGCCCCATAATTAATCACAACATCTTCTGCTGGTATAAATATAGAGCTAGGTCTATCTAAACTTGGATCAAAATATACTTTGCGAAACGCAGAACCTGCTAATGGTAAAGAAAATAACATTTTTTCAGTTTCTGTACGATACTCAGACATTTCATGCGTGAGTAAATAGTTTAAGTAGTCTTCTACTCTTTGTGCTTGTTTTTGTTTGTCATCAGTCATTTTACCTACAATCTTTGTTCTAACTGGACCCTGTGCTGGAAACATTTCAGTAATAGATTGAGATTGAAAGCGTATGACTGCTTCACTAAGCATTGGATGAAATACACCACAAGCACCAGACCAAGGTGTAGTTTTTTCTTCTTGCTTTAACCCTAGCTGATCAAGCCCTTTAATGTAAGTTTCTTCCCAATCAGATCGTGATTCTTTATCGCCTTTATATGCGCTAATTAATTCATTGCCTAGCTCATTAAGTTTTTGATCATCCATAAATTCAGCTAGGTTTGAGTCAAAATCTTCATCACCTGCTTCTTTAGAATTAGGATCAAAATCAATAATCATCCCACCATCTTCTGTTTCTATTGAAACTGATTCTGGGTTTTCGATAGCAATGCTTATTGCTTCTGGAGATTCTTGCTCTACTGTTCCTTCAATCGGAGTAGCTGGTTGTCTTTCGATTGCCATGTAAAATCCTAATAATAATTTGCAGTTCGGTTATGTTCTAAAGGTTCATCTTCTTCATCTGAATGCAATGGAATAAAACCACCTTGCCTAAATCTTAACAGAGCTTGCGTGGTGCTATCAACTAAATCATCATGTTCCATGTTAGGAAATCCAGCAAATTGTTCTATAACTTCTTCTGCCCATCTAGTTGAAGGAGCATATACAACACCTGACGCAAATAGGTCTGATACTGCATTTACCCTTGAAATTTTGTCATTACCACGACTCGGTGTATATTCTTGTACTAAAATACCTATTGCCCTTAATTCAAAGATTAGAGGCATACCAGCAGCTTTTGCTTCAATGATACAAGCATCAGGACTGTATGCTTTATATTTTTCTAATGCCATCTTTTTAAGATCAGGAAACTCTAATCGTTCTTGATAAGCATCTATCAGTATAACATTAGGACACATTTGTCCTTCATCATCTTCTTTGTAAAAAACACCCCATGTAGTACAAGCAGAATAATCAGCTCTTTGATTTTTTAAAAAAGCTGTATCCCAAGATTGTATAATAAACTCACAATTTGGTGGTTCTCTGCCTTCCCACGTTTTCCACCAATCTCTTTTGACTATTGCGCCTTCTTCGGAGGTGGGGTCTTGTTGGTATTGTGCCATCCATTTACTGTTAGGCAATTCAGCTTTCAGTGAAAGCAATTCATTTAGTTTCCAAAATTCTTCCCATAAAGGATTACCAGAAGGCATAATGGCTGGAAGTTCTATGACTTCCCACTGATCTGCACCACCACGTTTGATGCTTGCGTCTATTACTTGACCTGTTAGGTCTTTATTGTGCCATCGAGTCATTACAACAACGATAGCTCCATTTGGCTGTAATCGCTGTCTAGGACCAGAGGTGTACCATTCATAGGTACGATTGAATACATTGATGTCTGAACTAGCCCCTTCTTGCTCTGAATGGGGGTCATCAATAATAAGAAGATCAGCACCTTTACCTGTTACCGCACCACCTACACCAATCGCAAAGTAGTCACCACCTTTGGAAGTGTTCCAACGACCAGCAGCTTTACTGTCTGATTGTAGGCTAACGTCAGGAAATATGTTCTTGTAGTCTTGGCTATTAACAAGGTTTCTTACCTTACGACCAAAACCAACAGCTAATTCTGCTGTGTGGGCTGTTTGTATAATTTTTTTATCAGGATACTTGCCTAAAAACCAAGCAGGTAATAAATAAGAAGCAAACTCACTCTTAGTATGTCTAGGT